GCTAAAGCACAACTCTTTGAATTCAATGATGCATTCACAAGAGCACAATTTAGAGCTTCTGTTGAACCTTTCCTTAGAGATGTGAAGAACAGAAGAGGTGTTGTAGACTACTCAGTATTGTGTGATGAAACAAACAACACAGACACAGTTATCGATAGAAACGAATTTGTTTGTTCAATCTTCATCAAACCGTCAAGAAGTATCAACTTCATAACATTGAACTTTGTAGCTGCTAGAAGCGGTGTAGAGTTTGAAGAAATTTACAGTGCAGTATAATAGGAGTAAAGAATGGCAACAATAGATCAATTCAAAGCACAACTAATCGGAGGAGGCCCAAGAGCTAACCGATTCAAAGTATTCATTCCTAGATCAGGAAATAGAATAGAATTCTTGTGTAGAGCTGCTAATATACCTTCCGCAACTGTATCAAGTTTTGATGTAAAATGGTTAGGTACCACAATCAAAATGCCTGGAGACAGAACATTTGAAAACTGGAATGTAACTATCATCAATGATATTGAATTTTCTTCAAGAACTGCTTTAGAGCAATGGCAGAATGAAATTCACGGTTTAGCAGACGGTGTTGGTTCTACAGACTTAGACTTTATGGTCTCAAGAGCTTATGTAGAACAATTAGATAAATCAGATTCAGTTTTAGCACGATATGAGTTCTTCAATTTATGGCCTACTACAATTAGTAACATTGAATTGAATTACGAAACAACCGATGCGTTAGAAACTTTTACATGTGATTTTGCTTTCTCTCATTGGGAAAGAGTACTTTAATAGAGTGAAATATAACGCCCATTTGGTGTTATAAATAAAATTATGGAATTATTCGGGTTTGAAATCACTCGCAGAAAGAGCGAGTTAAGGTCATTAGAGGTCGCGAAAGCGCCCTCTTTTGTCCCACCAGTCGATGATGACGGAACTCCCGTCATACAGAGTCAGCCTGGCGGTTTTATTACTGGCGGTGCATATGGCTCTTACATCGATATGGAAGGTGGTATCAAGAATGAGAGTGAACTCATTAGAAGATACCGTGAAACCTCACTAATTCCAGAAGTAGATTCAGCGATAGAAGATATCGTAAATGAATGTATTACTTCTGATAGTTCAGATAGGATAGTTTCACTCGATCTAAGAGATGTGGATCTCAAAGATAGTATCAAAAGTAAGATACAAGAAGAGTTCTATCATATCCTAAATCTAATGAAGTTCAATCAGAACTCTCATGAATTATTCAGAAAATGGTACATAGACGGAAGAATCTACTTTCATAAGGTCGTTGATAGTAATAGGCCTAAAGTAGGTATCGTTGATATTAGAAACATTGATCCTATAAAGATCAAAAAAGTTAGAAACATTGATAAGAAGAGAGATCCTAAAACCAATGTTGAAAGAATAAGTAAGGTAGAAGAATTCTACCTATTCAACGATAAAGGTTTTGACAAAAGTGGTTCTGGTGAAGGAAACACAGTCAAAATTGCACCAGAAGCTGTATCATATACAACATCTGGTTTATTAGACTACACAAAGAATGTTGTAGTTGGTTATCTTCATAAAGCATTGAAGACTGCTAATCAGTTATCAATGATAGAAGATGCACTTGTTATCTATAGAATATCAAGAGCACCTGAAAGAAGAATATTCTACATTGATGTCGGTAACTTACCGAAAGCAAAAGCAGAACAATATCTTTCAGATGTAATGAACAGGTATAGAAATAAACTTGTTTACAATGCACAGACAGGTGAGATCAAAGATGATCGTAAACATATGTCTATGCTAGAAGATTTTTGGCTACCACGAAGAGAAGGTGGTAGAGGTACAGAGATCACTACTTTGCCAGGTGGGCAAAACTTAGATGATATCGCTGATATAGAGTACTTCAAAAAGAAACTATATCATGCATTGAATGTACCATTCTCTAGAATGGAATCAGATAACGGATTCAATATGGGTCGAACATCTGAAATTACTAGAGACGAATTGAAGTTTAATAAATTTACAAATAGACTTCAGAAAAAATTTGCAAGAGTGTTTATTGATATGTTAAGAACACAATTGATACTCAAAGAGATTGTAACTGCAAAAGACTTTGATAACATCAAGGACTTTTTACAGTTTGACTTTGCTACAGACAACCACTTTACAGAGTTGAAAGATGCAGAGATACTTAGAGAAAGAGTTGATACTCTAAACTCTATGGGAGATTTTGTTGGTAAGTACTACTCACATGAGTATATAAGAAAGTATGTGCTTAGACAAACAGAAGATGAAATAAGAATCATCGACGCTCAGATAGAAAAAGAAAAAGATTCTGGCGGAGATGAAAAAGAAGATGAATTTGGTGGATTTTAGGAGTAAACCATGAGTGATATAAGTAAACAAATAGTAGATCAAATTTCTAGTAAGGAATTTTCAGATGCTAAAGATAGTGTCTTTCAAGGTCTACATAAAAAAGCAGCCGAAGCTGTAGACATGAAAAGAGTTGAAATGTCAACAGATTGGTTGAACAAAGAAAAGGAAACTGAAGAGTAATGAAAACTTTCCAACAAATAAGTAAGGAACTAGTAGAGGCAAAAATGAAATTGCCTTCTGGTCATAAAGAACTCAAAAGAGAACTTGTAAAGGTTGGAAGTAAAAAATACGAAATAGTTTTCTCTCAAAAAGGTAATAAAGTTCATGTGCATTTAGATGGCATGGATACTGGAGATACCTACAGAGATTTAAAAACTGCTGAAAAAGAAACAAGTAATATCAAAGCAGTATTAAAACAAATGGGAGAAGATTTCTCATTTGACGAATTCAAGGAGATTTTCAATGAAGCTAATATCTGAATTTAATGATCACGAAGTTTCTTCTGTTATAGTAGAAGAGAACGCAAAGGGAGAAAAGGAATACTTTATTCAAGGAGTATTCATGCAATCCGAAATCAAAAATAGAAATGGTCGTGTCTATCCTAAAGACATCATGGAAAAAGAAGTAAACAGATATAGAGAAAACTTCATTGACAAGAAAAGGGCATTTGGAGAGTTAGGACATCCTGAAGGCCCAACAATTAATTTAGACAGAGTTTCCCACCTTATCACTTCATTAGAAGAAGATGGTAACAACTACATAGGGAAAGCAAAGATTTTATCAACACCAAACGGTCAGATTGTAAGAAATTTGATCAATGACGGTGCAAAACTTGGAGTATCATCTCGTGGACTTGGTTCACTAGAACAAAAAGGTGGTGCCCAATATGTAAAAGGCGATTTTCAGTTAGCAACTGCTGCTGATATCGTTGCGGATCCTTCTGCACCTGAGGCCTTCGTTGAAGGAATCATGGAAGGAGTAGAATGGATCTATGAAAACGGTGTTCTAAAAGCACTTGAGGCAGAGAAAATGAGAGAAACTCTCATGTCTGCTAAGAGATCAAAGCTTGAAGAAACTAAATTGAACTTATGGAAACAGTTCGTTGAGAACTTATAACATATAAATAAATAAGAGAAAACTCAAACAGGAGAAAAACATGGCAGAGTTAGAAAATAACCTAGAAGCAATTGAAGAGGCACAACAGCCTGATTCAAATGCTGAAAAAGGTGACAAAGTAGCTCCAAAGCAAGGTTCGAGTGATGCAGAATCAGTAGATTCTGGTAAAGCTCCTGTCGTCAAACCTGAAGAAAATCCTGTTGACAAAGCAGTCGACGCTATTCATAAAGCAGAAGACGAAACTAAACCTGTCAAAGATGCAGTAAACAAACAAGCTTCTGCACCTGAGAAAGGAGAAAAGTTAAAAGAAGATGAAGATTCAGACGAAGTAAAATTGTCTAAAATGGAATCCATCAAGGCTGTCGTCAACACTATGAAGGATATGACGAAGGAAGAACTTCAAACCGCTTTTGGTTCAATATCAGAAGAAGAAGTTGACGAATCCTTGACTAAAGCAGAAGTCGCCAGAAAAATTGTAGAAACTTTGAAAGGCATGGACGAAGCAGATGTTGCTAAGTTCGCTGAAGGTTGGATGAAAAAGGGCGAAGAAGAAGAAGAGGAAGAAGTCAAAAAAGAAGAAGTAGAAGAATCTACTGAATCTTCCGAAGTCGAATCTTCACTAGTTGAGATTGAAGTAGAAGACGACCTCAATGCAATCTCAGAAGCACTTGAATTATCAGAAGAGAATGCTGAGAAAGCAAAAACAATCTTTAAAGCTGCTGTAACTTCAAAAGTTTCAGAGATTAAAGAATCATTAGAATCTCAGTATTCTGAAGAATTAAAAACCTCAATAGAAAAAGTCAAAGCTGATTTATCAGAAGCTGTTGACAAGTATCTAACATATTGTGCTGAAGAGTGGACGAAAGAAAACGAACTCGCAATCGAGAGAGGTTTGAGATCAGAAATGACCGAAAACTTTATCGAAGGTCTAAAAACATTGTTCGTAGAACATTATGTTGAAGTACCAGAAGACAAGTATGATGTCATGGACGAACTCGCAAATCGTCTTGATGAGATGGAAGCAAAACTTGACAGCGAAGTATCCAAGAATATGGAAATCGTTGAAGAGAACGAAAGTCTCAAAAGACAAAATGTTGTGAGACAGGCAGGTGAAGACCTAACTGAAACACAAAGAGAAAAACTAAACTCTCTTGCAGAAGGAGTAGACTACAAAGATGCAGAAGACTTTGCTGAAAAGATTTCTGAAATCAAAGAAGCCTATTTCCCTACAGAGGGTGAAACTATTGCCGAAGAAACTATCGTTGAAGAAGGTACTGGTGATTTCTCAGATTCATCTGAAGAAAAAACCTTTACTCCTGAAATGAGTCGTTATTTGTCAGCAGTTTCTAAATTAAAACCACTAAGTTAATTTTAAAGGAGAAAAAGTAAAATGTTCTTATCAGAAAATTTACAAGAAAAGTGGCAGCCGATTCTAGAACACTCCGATCTTCCTAAGATCGAAGATGGCTACAAGAGAGCTGTTACTGCAGTTATCCTCGAAAACCAAGAGAAAGCTTTATCAGAAGACAGAGCTACTCTTTCCGAGGCTGCACCTTTAAATGCTACTGGAAGTTCTGCAATTTCTAACTGGGATCCAATCTTGATCTCATTAGTTCGTAGAGCTATGCCAAATCTCGTTGCATACGACATTTGCGGTGTTCAACCAATGACAGGTCCTACAGGACTTATCTTTGCTATGAAAGCAAGATACAATGACTATCCAACAGTAGGTAGAGAAAGCAAATCTGAAGCATTGTTTAACGAAGCTCGTTCAACATACTCAGGTAGCCCAGATCCTACAGCTGCTGGTTTAGGTTCAGATCCTGTAAGTGATCCATTTGATGCAACTGGTCCAGAAACCTATGCAAACACTACTGGTGACGGTATGACAACTGCGTCTGCTGAAGCCCTAGGTGATGCTGCTGGTAACCACTTTGCACAAATGTCTTTCACAATTGAGAAAGCAACTGTCACAGCTAGATCCAGAGCACTTAAAGCAGAGTACACACTCGAATTAGCACAAGACTTAAAAGCAATCCACGGTCTTGATGCAGAATCAGAATTAGCAAATATTCTTTCATCAGAAATTCTTGCTGAAATCAACAGAGAAGTCGTTAGAGAAGTAAACTTACAAGCAAAAACAGGTGCGTCAGCAACTGCTTCTGCTGGTACATTCAACTTAGATGTTGATGCTAACGGTAGATGGTCTGTTGAGAAATTCAAAGGATTATTATTCCAAATCGAAAGAGAATCAAATGTTATCGCTAAAGAAACAAGAAGAGGTAAAGGTAACTTTATCCTTTGTTCTTCAGATGTAGCATCTGCTCTTTCAATGGCAGGCGTATTAGATTATGCTCCTGCTTTATCAACTAACTTGAATGTTGATGATACTGGCAACACATTTGCTGGTCTTCTAAACGGTAGAGTTAAAGTATACATCGACCCATATGCTGGTGTTGATTACTTAACAGTTGGTTACAGAGGAAGCAATCCTTATGATGCAGGTCTTTTCTACTGCCCATATGTTCCATTACAAATGGTCAGAGCTGTTGGTGAAAATACTTTCCAACCAAAAATCGGTTTCAAAACAAGATATGGAATGGTACCAAACCCATTCGTAACATCTTCACCTTTGAGTGCCGTTTCAGGTGGTAGAGGTAATAACCAATACTTTAGAAAGATGGCTGTTTCTAACATTCTGTAAGAAAC